CTGAGGATTATAGTTTGTTCCATTACCTAAATCTACTTCAGCTAAACCATCAACATCTAAATAAACACCATCTGGAACAATACGAGATAATACTTGTTGTAATTTTAAATGAGTAATTTGAATCATATCAGCAAAACCAGTTATTCTACTTACTAATGAATCTATTCTTCCTTGATACATTCTAGGTGCAGAAATTACATAATTCATATTAACCTTAGTAGTATCAGCAAAGGGTCTAGTCATATTTTCACATAACTTCCATTCTAAAATTTCACTACCCATACCTAAAACCTTAGCTCCAGAATATAAAACCTCTATAGATCTTGATATTCTTTCAAAATTATCATTAGGTGGTGGATTAAAAGTATCTGGTTTTTCTAAAGTTTTTTCTAAACCTTGCTCAGTTTGTTTTATTTTAAATACTTGATCGTGATACGTTTTATATTCAAAGAACAAAATTTGTACTTGATCTTGAGTTTGTTGACCCCAGAAGTTACTTGTATGTGAACTTCTACCAGGGTATTTTTGAATTTTTTCTAATTCTTGGTCTGTTAAACTAGGAAATTGTCTTTTAACTTCAGCTAAAGTCATACTTTTAACTTCTCCTACATAATATATATCTTCAAAATTAGGATCATCAGTGTATGAATAAACAATATTTGCTGGATTAACATAATCAATTGTAACTCCTTCTGATAAATTAAAACTTGTTTTAACACAACTTATACCTAGTATTGTTAAATCTTGAGCTAACCTTTTTTTAGTTTCATCAAATTTATTATATTGTAATATGTTTTCTAAAACTTCTTCTTCAGCTATCTCAACAGCTTGCTTAAAGTTTAATTGTAAATATAAATCTAATTCCTCTGTTGTTCCAGGTAAACTATCTGGATTAGCTGATGCAAATAAGTTAGCATTAGGACCTAGCTTAGATTGTAAAGAATTTATAGCTTCTTTGTTTTCTATATCTCTTATTGCATTTTGAGCAAATTGAGTTTTTTGTTTTAAAGCAAAAGGATCTTGAGCAAAAGTTTTTATTTGATAACCTTTTTCAGTCATACCATTAACTACTATATCTACAAACTTAGCTAAAACAGGTACTGGTTTCCAATCTAAATTTAAATAAGATAAATCTCCATTTATAGACAACTCATCTTTATATTTTTGTATTGGCTGTTCGCCTCTTGCATATAATCTTAATCTATTAAAATTTTGAAAATTATCAATAAATCTATTTTGTCCACTATTGTTTCTAAACCATTCGTGTTCTATAGCTTGCGCAACGGCTAAACCATACTTGTAGGTTTTTTTCTCTTCTTCAGGTACTACCTGATTTGGAAAAGTGCTGTTATAGTTAATGTTAACCATTTATTTTCATTATTTTTGAATTGTACCCTTTATTGTCATATCTTTTAATACCAACTGGGACTTTTGATATTATCCTTTCAGCATATGGTGCATATCTATTTTTATTACACGCCATTATTGCTAACCCCGAACTAATAGACGCATCATGTTTTGTTCTGTTATTTATATTAAACTTAGCCCAATCTTCTAGTGTTCTTTGAAAATACATGTCTCCATATCCTTCGTTTACTTGACCAACAAAATTTTCTATATAATCCTCTACAGCAGCTGCGTGAGCTTGCTTTATATCTTCACTTGAATTAGGTATACCACCTATTTCTCTTTCTGTTACAGATAGTTTATTATATGTTTTGTCTGGTCTATTTATAGAATATCCCCTGTATCCTCTTCTTTTTAAGTAGTATAACAATCTTGGTTTGTTATTTTCAGCTAATATTGGCATACCATAAAAAACTAAAGCCATTAATACTTCTTCAAAAAATATATCAGAAGTTTGGGGTCTTGCTATGTATTCTAAAAAAAAACTATTAGGAGGAACATCCTCCATAGAAAACTTAGTTAAACCATGAAGAGATCCATTTGAACCTCTACCGTCTACTGTTCCTGATATATCATAAGAATCACAGCCAAACGCACCAGTATGATCGTTACCTGGATATTTTATACCATTTTTAATTAAATATTTATTTTGTAACTGCGATGGTGGAATCCATGATATTAAAAATCTTCCATTTTTATTAGGATAAAACATGACTCTTGTATCTTTAACCCCTCCTTCCCATTGAAAGCTACCTTGTGTTAAAATATTTGTATTTCTTAAATCTTCATTATAATCTATTTGTTCATAAATCTTAGTTAAATTAAATAAAGATTGTTTTGCTTCATCTCTAAAAGCATGTTTTTCTGTTCGTGGAAACTGACGATAAAATTCGTTTAAACTATCTTGATCATCTTTTAAACCATCAACTTCGTTTTCCCAATGCGAGATAACTCCGATCTGAATCTTGGATCCATCAATGCCGGCGACGGGTTTTTTTGGAGTGTCGAATACAGGAAATCCATGCATATTGATGTATCCTTCGTAATTCCATTCCATAGGTATGAACAAACTATATAGTCCTGAGTTAGTCTGACCATTACGGTTTCTATTTGTGACGTTTGATGAATCATATAGTTTTTTAAAATTAGTCCCTCCTTTATCTAGTGCATTGGATGTTGAACCCATCATGCATCTACCAATTATTCTGCTACCTAATCTTAACGTTGTTTTCGTGACACGCCAGTTATTGAGGATGTTGTCTGGACGCTCCCATTTCCCGGATTCGTCGTGGGCAAGGATCTTAAGTTTCTCACCGTCATACGAGTTGTCCCCTGTGTTCTTCCAATCGATTGTGGTGTCCAACCCGACAAGGTCCTCGGGACGTTCGTTCTTATCAAGTTTTCGCCGTGTGAGTTTCGAGGCAGGGATCCTATAGGCGAGTTCGGTCTTGGGACGGTCCATACCGTCCTGGATCGGTTTGAAGAAAAAGGGGTAATTGACTGATATGGGTACAACCTTATCGGTAAACATCTTCTTTGCATCAGCTCCAGTCTTCGATAATATCCCATATCTGGAATCCGAAGAGATGGTTGCCTGGTGTACAAGTTCCGAAGATGCCATGAATGAAAATCCAGAACGTCTGTTCTTAAGGTAACACAATCCGTAAGATCGGGTGTCCAACTTGCATGCCTCCCAGAAAATGTAAAAGATCCTGTTTGACTCCCTAAAATCTGGTTGCCCAACATCAATCTTGGTCCATTGCAGGTACATGTAATGAGAACCAGTAATATAACTAGGATTACCTTTGTTATAGAACCAGAACCCTTCATCGCGTCTTTTAAACTCTTCATCAATGTAATCATACCATTTATCTTTAAAAAGGGAAGGATAATTATTCCAATCAAAAACTGTTTTAATTTTTGATAATTCTGATGGATAACTATGAGATTCCCAATATTGTTCATCTTTTTTGCCTGATCTTTTATAAATGTCCTTTTCTAATGGAAGTGCCACTTTGAGACCTTGTATTTCATATACTTCACCAATTTGACCAGTTTTACTAATAACAATAATATCATATTCTTCATTGTAACCTGTCTCCCATTTTTTATATCTATTATTTCTTTTAAGTACTTTAGATTTAATATGGTCTGGTAAAATTTTATATAGAGTTTGTTGATACATTATTTAGATCTCCCCTCTGCAAAACCTTTAAAGTTTGCGCCTTTATCTTTTTTAGAACTTTCTTTTAACATACTTTCCTCTTCTTCTATACGTGTTAGTATTTCAAAAGCATCAAAGATAGCTAATTTTTTTGTAGCCGCTGCATTTTTTAATCTATCAGCAGAAATATCTTCTTCTGAATCTACAATTTTTTCTTTTGCAACTTTAATTAATTCCTCTACTGCTTTTTGCCCAGCTTGGATTATATTTAATTTCGTTTCCTTTGTGTTCATATTTAATTACAATATCATTTGATTCCATACAATATAAAAGTTGCTTATCAATAACAAACTCAAATTCTCGCTTAGGTTTAAATCCTACCACGTCTCCTTCTGTTATTTCTAGCACTTCTAATGAACTATTACTATACTTTAATATACCAATGTTCTTTTTTAATTTATTATCCTTAAATTCATTCTTTTCATAAAGTGGTTTTACAAAACAAAAATTTTCATTTGTTTTCCACTCATCATTTCTTTTATATAAATATATTTGAGAAGGCATTGCAAAGTATAAATCATCTTTAAAAAACTTAGATCCATTTACTGATTTGCCTTTCATATCATAGTATCTTCTAAATATGTTATGATGTACTATAACTATGTCTCCTTTTTTAATATAAGTTTTTATTCCAAGTGGAACACCGATAACTTTAGCAGTTCTATTAATGAATTTATGATCTGAAATACTAGAATTAATAATTAATTCTTTATCATCAACATTTATTTTATTATTATATCTTTTACCAATAGGCTGTATTATAAACTGGTAAATGCTGTTCATTAGTATTCTAGATCATATTCGACCGATATAGCCATATTGGAATTAAATTTTTTCCATGGTAATACCTCATCTTCTTTTTTAATAAAAATATTATAAGATGATTCTTCTTCATCATATAGCACATGAGAGATTGTGTGACCACCATACACTTGCTGTCCTATAGCATAGTGCATGGCATCATTTTTATAATCAGAACCAATGCTGATTTTTCTTATAACTTTACTACTCACTTTTTTTATCTATAGGAGTACAAGTGCCGTCTTCTAAACTAATATTAACAGCGCCATATTCTTTTTCTAACTCTGTTTTTAACTTTTCAATTTCTTCAACTAATATAGCGTATTTATGATTTAATTCATGCTTTTGAGTTTCAAGATAACCTATGTCTCTTAATAGACCACCTAGGTCTTCTTGCTGTTTTTTGATTTTAGCTAATTGATCTATTGTAATTTGAACCTTAGCCTCTTCGGCTTTTATTGATTTTACTTTTTTCATTTAATTTAATTTGATTTAATTTTTACTAGTAAAGGGCTAGTATTCCCGTTGCTGTAGTATTGGCTCCTATATATATTTTTCTAGCTTGTAAATCCATAGGTCCAACTGGAGCTGTTATGGTAACAAATTGATTAGCTGGAGCACCTGCTAATTCTAGTTTAATAGTACCGGCAACACCTATCCATATGCCAAAACTATCTCCACCTGATCGTGAATCAAATTCATAGACACTTTCTACTGCACCTGCAACTGTACCACTTCTAGGAACTTGAAAATCCCCTGCTACCATTGTACAAGTAACAGAACCTGTTATAGCCGGAGTTAAAGCACCAAAAGCTTGTATTAAACATGCGGTATCAAATATAATAGTACCTAGTCCTATGTTTGGACCTACACCTGGATTTAATGGTACACTTGTTGCTGCTCCTTGTATGTTTCCATTACGTCTTGTTTGAACTGGAGTTATACTGGTAATTACTCCGGTAGCATCTGCCACAAGTGTATATGAAACACCTATTCGATCATTTTGTTCACCAGTCCCTACACCTCTAACACTAGGTCTTGCAGAACCTAAAAAAGTTCCACCAGCAGCCGCACCAATTGATGGGTATGCTACCGCAGAAGCGCTAGCGGTTATGTTTGCAGAGGTATTAGCTCCAACAAACCTAGCACCAGGAATTGTTACATTTGATAATGTTGCAGCTAATTCTACTTCTACTGCATTTGTGAACATATCACTTTGATTTTGTTGATACATATTTATTTTTATTTATTTATCTTTTCCTTTAATTTTTTCGTAAGTTCTTAATCCACCTAAGCCTAACATACCTAACAATACGGTCATTAAATGATCCATCTGTAAAGCGGGTGGAGCTTCGGTAGTTTTTGTAACCCATATAAATAAGTCTCTTATGACAAAATTATAGGCCAA